TACCCGAAATTACCACGTAAATACCATTGTTGACGTAAATACCGTCAAGAGGGAACACATATGATGTGGCAGCGGCGGGTGTGAACACACTCAAAACAGTCCGAGTTGTGGTCGCAGCAGATGAGTCATAAACCGTGATGGTCGGCGTGGAAGAAGCCGCGCTGACGAAAATACCTTTGAGTTTGCCCGCCATCGGTTTGATGTTGGCGGTTGCGGTGATTTGTGCAAAATTTGCCATGATGTTTCCTTACGCCAAAAAGCGGAGTTTATACAAGGTTGTGAGGTACAACTCAATGATATTGTCAATGAGTTGTTGAAGTGATGAGTCAGACTTGTCTACCACTTCGTAGCGGCATTTTTCAATATCGTCCAATTGCCCTTGCAGGAAATCAATGATGTTGGCCGTTTTGGTGGCTGAGTGCAGCGTAATTGGTCCCATCAAGCCATGACGGCCTTGGTAAGCTTCAGCAAACGCGTCTGCATGGTCAATGATACTGTCGTAAAACGTATTGAGTGCGACATGCTTGCTGTAGCTGCGAGTGTTCAAATGCACTGAATGAGCCACATCTCTGGCCAAAAACAGCATTCCTACAAAATCAGCGGCTTTCATTGTGGCATTCCTTGTGGTGGCATTTCTTGCTGTTCTTGAGGCATTTCTTGCCTCATATCGACATCACGGCTAGGCATTTCATTGATCAAATCGCCTGAAGTGATCATGCCGTGCACGGTGCCCAACACAATATCTTGAATTTGCTCAGGTGACATGCTGGCTTGGAAAGCTTGCATGCGTTTGGTTTCTGCGTCAAACGCTTTAACCTGAGCTTCAAAATCTTTGCGCTGCATGTCTTGCGCTTCGATGGATTTGCCCACGTTGTTGAGCATTGCATGCAATTGGTCAAGCTCTTGGCCCATTGCTTGCATTTGCTGTTCGGCCATTTGCAACGCTGGTGGCTTGTCGCCGTCTTCCATGAGCTTAGGATCAATCGTCTTGGCAAACCGCTTGGCCATCTCTTGAGCGCCTGGCCAGTCCATGTTCTTGACGAACAAGTCGCCAGCCACAGCCCACAATTGTGGGTTGCCCTGCAACAGTTGAGCCATTGCTTCCAAAGCCTCTTGGCGTTTGGTTGCGTAGCCTGGGCCGGTCGCCACCACCACGTCGTACTTGCCTACGTTGGGGTTGTAGATCTTGTCGATGACGATGCCTTGCTCATCAGTAATCCTGCGGACTGCTTCAGGCTGGTCAGGGTTCAACTTGACCATCTTGGTTTCGCCGTCCATGCCAATGATGCGAGCCACGCGTTGAGTGTCGTAAATCTTGGGGATCAAGTCCACCAATTGGCGCACAATGTGGCGCACACCGCGAGCCAAGTTGTCACCGTAGTGGTAAGTGCCCACGTCGCCTTCACGCTGGCGCGCAAGGATCGCTTTGCCGCTGCGCTCGTTGGATCGCATACCCAAAGATGCGTCATATTGGCCGGTTGAAGCCTTAATATCTTCAGATGCACCAGCTTTTGCCTGCAACAGACCGCTTGAAGCCATCGGTGGCTGGGCACGGGCGGGCAACGGTAACACCGCGCCTGCGCCGTCGGTCACGTCTGGGTTGACCTCTAAATACGGCCAATTGGTCGTATTTGCTGTTTTCCACTGGTTTTCGTAGCCTTCAAACTGGCCACCATAACCAATAAACGGTGCCTTGGGTGCCAAAGCCAGCATCTCTGCTTCTTGGCTGACCCAGTAGTTGTACATGCGCTGGGCATCCTTGGCATTACGCACAAGGCCAGACACATACAAGCGGCCATCGACCTCAAACTCATTGCCAACAATGCGAACTACTGGGATGTATTTCCCCGCCCAATCGCGTTCTTCAAGAATTTCATAGCCGTTGATCTTGCAGTATTTAACTTGGACACGATCAGACTGACGAGTCTTTTTAGGTTTGCCATATATTTCTTTCAATTGTTTGTCCTCTGGTGTGCCTTCAAAAGCGGTCACATTTCCAGGGTACAGGTTAAGGGTTTCCTTGGTGTAATCAAGGTAGTAGTAATCAGCCACGCGCACGGTGTCTTCAGTCAGCCACTGGCTCAGATTTTGGTCACCAACACCCAACGATTGCAGTGTGGTGATAGGCGCTGAATTGGGGTATGTGCGAGCGTATTCGTCTTTGGGGATGTCTTCAGTGATCAAGCACCATTTGGCATCTGCGCCAGTTGGGTCTTGAATTGTGGGGTCCATGTAGACCCCAAACGAGTTACGGATTCGGCCAATTTTTAAATCTTGGTCAAATGTGTTCTCGTCGCAGTATTCGGTCAGGATGCGGATGTAACCTTCGCCGTAAGAGACTTGGTTTTCGCATGCTGTGTCGTAGGCAACGTCAGCGTCGCTGATGTATTCGATGTGTCTGACCATGCCGTTGAAGATTTCGGCGACTTCAATGTCTGCGTCGTCATTGGCTGGAATAACCTTGCCACTTGGGCGGTTCTGCCTTTGGTCGTTGGTGACTTGTCGTACATGCTGTGGCAACTTGTTGATGGTGAGCGTCGGTCGTGCGTTGATCGTCTGACCTTGCACTGCGCCGCGTGTGGCCAACACATCTGCTGGCCATTGCCAGTGGTTGTCGGGCGAGCCAGCGTAGAACTTCAAGTCGTCGATCTCATCTTCACGACTTTCAGACAACGCGGCGATCGCCATGTTGAGGCGGGTGCGGGCGGTGGACAGAATGCCGGAGTCAGTCTTCTTGTTGCCACCGTTGGCCACAGCACCGGCTGCGGCGATGCCTGTGTAATCTGCCATTATTTTTTCTTTGTTGGTTTTTGAGCTTCGCGTTTGACAGCGTAAGCAATTGCAACCGCTTGCTTTACTGGCTTGCCAGCAGCGACTTCGGCCTTGATGTTCTTGCGAAATGCTTCAGGTGATTTTGATTTAACGAGTGGCATTCTATGCTCCCATCCATCCAGTTGCTACGGCTCTTTGGCCAGAGTATACCTTGCGTGTGGCTTCAGTGTACTCGCGATGCGCCACAGGAAACGCAAATGTAACAGCAATTGCGTCGGCTGCATCCGGCGAGGCCAAGCCACGTGACTTCATGTCTTTCTTAGACTCCAAGAAAATCGTCCCTCTTGAGTCTGGCTTCATCATAGGCGAAATTAAGTCCGTCTTCAAGAACCTGTCGTTCGGAATGCTCGCCGTCTTCAACCACTCCCTCATGTCGCCCCACATCTGCGCGCGCATGTTGCCGTACATGATCGGGTTCTTTGCTTTATTTCCGAAGTTCACGCCCTTGATCTTGTATCGCTGCTCCTTCAGCCGGTCCACAATCCCCGCGCCCAAGCCACCTTCGTCGATCACCACTAAAACAGGTTTGTACTCTTCAATCGCTTCGATCACATGCCCCACCACCGTCATGGTGTCGTCGCCTCTGTGGCGCATGATCTTCACAATATCCCGACCTTGGCGCACCGCGATGACCGTGGCATCCGCGCCGAACCGCGCCGGATCGACACCGATCACAATTGGCGCGCTGGCATCTTGGTACTTCTTGCGTTTCATCGCGTCGTCCACGATATTGGCTCCGATGAACTGATCATCGCCCGCGTTGGGGAACTGACCGTACACCTCGACGTGCGCTTGTGCTGAATCCGGTCCATATTCGGCGATGATCCGCTCATAAACCTGTTTGTCGGTGCCTTCTACCGTGCGCGCGTCCACGACGCGGGTCTTCCAAAATTCACGCTTGCTGTTAAACGCCTCGTAAAAGTACCCAGTGTTGCGCCGTGGGTTGGAAAACGCCATCCAGAAGCGATTTGGCGTATTTTCTGTGAAAAAACCGCCAGTAACGGCCCAAATTGAGTCGTCTATACCGCTGGCTTCGTCAAAAATCACCAAAACACCGTCGAAGTTGTGCACACCAGCGTACGCGTCGGGGTTTTCCGCTGACCAAAGTCGGCCTTCCACGCCCCAGTACCTGGTGCCTTTTTTCAAATCGCGCTCGACCAGTTCGGTCAGCCATTTGGCGGGCATCACTCTTGTTGCTGAAATCTCAAACCAGTGGCTGTTGATGGACATCGCCAGCCATTTGGTGATCTCGGCCCATGTGACCGACCGAAGTTGGGATTCACTGTTGGCCGACACAATGGTCGTCGAGCCGATTCTGGTGGAGATCATCCAATCCACGATCCAACTGACCAGTGCCGACTTACCAATACCGCGACCAGACGAGATGGCTTCTTGCAATACATCGAAATCCACCTTGCCTTGGTTCAGTTTGATGTGTTCGGCAATGTCCAGCAGCACCTCGCGTTGCCATTTGCGCGGGCCTTGGAAATGCTCCAGCGGTGTGCCCTTAACACCCCAAGGGTAGGTGAACATTACAAACGCCAGCGGGTTGTCCTTGATTGCCGGACTCCAGAGCCTGGCCATCAATTCCTGTTCGTCTTCAGCGCTGTATATGGTGTTCTGCATTTAATGGCTGCTCTAGTCGTGGACTTGGTTCGTTGGCGATCACGTCGATGACCCGTGACTCGGCTTGGCGCAATGCGCCGGTGATGCTGATGCGTTGGTCAACATCAATGCTGATAGATTGCTTGGCCACCCAGCCGTGTGAGTGTTGCAGGATCGCCAGCGCCGCTTTAGCGTCGCCTTCCTTGGCCGCTTTGTGCAGGCACAGGGACATTTCCAACTCACCATCGGCTTTGCCTTTTTGCGCGGCCATGTCGGCGATGGGGTCTAGCTCGCACAGTTGCCGGTACTCGGTGGGCAGCATGCCGGAGGCCAAGGCCAATGCGTCGCCCTTGAGGCCGAGCTTGGCGGCTTCGTAGATTTTGTTTAACCGCGCTTCGGTTGCAACAATCTTGCGCGGCTCAAAAGGTAGGCTGTGAAACATGTGCGGAGTGTAATTCACTTTCACTAACACGGCTGGGGATTGGTGAGGAATTACCAGAGATGGCGCAAACCTTTTGGCGGCAACCACATGAACCAGTCAATCCCCATGCGTGTTAGCGCTGGCGCAGGGAGTTCTGAGGTATGCCAAGACTGAGGAGCAGTATGAGTCCCAGGTGCTATGCGCCAGCGATTGGGAATATATCAGCTTGTGGGTCATGTGGGCAATGTTGTCACGAAAAAATTTTGCAAAAAATAAAAAATGTTTGTAAACCCTGCGTCCGCGTGGGCCCCGACGGTAGGGCCCTACCCCCCTCCCCAAAGCAAAATGAAACTTACTGCATCCTGACAGCCCTAAGTTAGTGAGCACTTACATACATTTGAAAGCTTATTGTTTTGACAAGTGAGCATGCACTAACTTGCTATGTGAGCGCGCACTAACATCATAAGTTAGTGGTTACTAACATGGCCATTTTGGCGCGCGGCCACGTGGCCATAAAGCTTATCAAAACTATAATGTAGGCAATGTAGGCAATGTTGTCATGCGTTTTAAGTCGCTGGCCAAACGGCGTGGCCGTACCTACTGTGTAGCTATATAGTATTACTTTTTTTAATTATAAATAAATAGAGAAATAATTGACAATATGACCTACAAACAGCAAAAAACCCAGTATCCATAAGCTTTTTTTGTAGGTCATTCAGGCCGTTTTCACATGACCTACAATTTGCCCAACTGACCTACAGTCTATTAGGGTAAACACCTAGAAAATAAATGTTGACAATTGCAAGTAAAAACCTTACATTATATCCGTGGGCAGCAAATTGCCTACAAAGTCAAAATCAATCAACTAATCAGGAAAGTAAAAAATGATCTACTCTCACATTTTTAACGCGCGTAAAGATTCCGGTTTTAAATTTGTTCTTTACATTACGGCCACACCGGCGCTACAAGGCCGACCAATTGAAACCGGTTATTTTTATAGCAAAGTGGCCGCGAAAAAATACGCTGCCTCTAAAAACGCGAAAGCGTGGAATTATTAAACCAAACCGGCCAGCGCGCGCCGCTGGCCGATTCTCTCAAAATCAAATCAACTAATCGAAAGTAAAACCATGAAAAAACCTTTAGGATTTATCGCATACGAAGGCGCGTCAATGATCGACGGCGCGCCGATTGTCGTCATCGTTAATAAAATCGACAATGGCAGCGCAAACGCCAAAACCGGCGCGATTGTGCAAACCTTTATTATTCGCTCCGATACCGCGCCAGTAACCGCGCTGCAGTCCGGCGATGACGTGGCCATATGCGGCGATTGTGAGCACCGGCCAGCGCTGGCCAAAAAAACCGGCGCAGCGCCGTGCTACGTTCAAGTCGGCAAGTCGGTGCAAAGTGTTTATCACGCATATAAGCGCGGGCGATATGTCAAAGCCGATCCGGCCACAATTGCGCGCGCTTTACAAGGAAAAATTGTGCGCTTAGGTACCTACGGCGATCCCTTCGCCGCGCCGGTCGGCATGTGGAATCAAATTATCCGCTTCGCCGCCGGTCATCGCGGATACACGCACCAATGGCAGCGCACCGACTTTGACGCGGCCAGCTGGGCACCGCTGGTCATGGCCAGCGCCGACACAATCGATCAAGCGGCGCATGCAAACCTTTTAGGCATGCGGGTTTTTCGCGTGTCGATCGGTGTTGACAAACAAGCGGGCGAAGCGGTTTGTCCGGCCAGCGCCGAGGGTTTGCGCCGCTCTACATGCGCGAAATGCACATTGTGCGCGGGCACGTCGATTCAAGCGCGCGATGTGGTCATCGCCGATCACGCCGCCGGACATAAGCGCCGCGTTATATCTATCGCCGCCGCTTGATTCTCAGTGCATGGCCATGCGGTGGCCATGCGCGGACAATCCGTCCGGTCACAGTCAACTAATCGAAGGGTAAAAAATGCAAAAACTAAAATTTAATATCGGCGACACGGTCGCATTCGCGCGGCATGTGGTGGCGCGCACCGGCCACAATAAGATCGACGCCGACGCGCGCGGGCGCGTGGTGGCCGTTGACGACGATGTGGTGGCCGTTGATTTTGCGGGCACGTGGAACCGCCACCACGACGGCGGCACCGTGCGGTATGTGCCCGCCGGTAATTTGACCAAAATTATGGCCAATGGGGTAATTTATGACTATTAAAACCATGTACGCAAAATATAAGGGCATATGCGCGCGCACCGGTGTGCCGATATTCCCAGGTGATCAAATCCAATTTGACACGGCCACGCGCGCGGCGTGGATCACTGACGACGACGACCGCATGACGATCACCACACCGGCGCGCGCTTACGTGTCTGACGTGTTTCAAATCGGCGGGCGAGAATATTTTCAAAACAAGCGCGGGCGCTGCATCGACGCGCCGTGCTGCGGGTGCTGCTCATGACTTACTACACCACCAAAGCGGCCGCGCAAGCGCTGGCCGATCATTTGACCATGCATGAGTTGCATGCATGGTCTTATCAGGTGCACGGGAGCCCGCGCGGGTTCTACGTGGCTGTTTTTGACGACGACGGGCATTTTTTGGGGATCCTATGACTAAACGACAATTTTTTGACGCGCTGGGCTTTGCGTTTTTTATCGCGCTGCCTTTTGTAATTTACTTTTGGGGGATGAAATGAACACTAAAGCAGAATATTTTGCGCTGGATCAATGGCTGCATGATTATCCGGAGGATATGAGCTACGCCGACATATTGGCCTGCATGCGCGAGCCGGATAACGTGTGGACGTGTGAAAACGTCACAGTATGGGAGGCCGTGGAAAATTTCACGCTGGATCAAGTGGCCGACTTTATCGAGGATACAAAACGCGCTTTTGAAAGGGCGACATCATGACCGAACAAAACATTATTGATTTTTTGTGGGAGGTGCTGGGCGATTACCGCGACCAGTGCATACCGGAGGGCGTGGCCGCGCATGACGAAAAGTGGAACGACATTTGCACCGTTATGGCGTGGCTGGCCGAAGATTACAGTACACCGACACACTTTGATTAAAGGGGACATTATGACGACGACAGAGCTTGAACGTGCGGCCTATATGGCCGGAGATACTGCCCGCGCCGATCTGCTGGCGCGGATTGACGACCTACAGCGCGCGCTGGGTGAATCAGTGGCCGAGAATGAGCGGCTGAACGACGAAAACGGCGCGCTGGAAGACATGGCGCGCGAGCTGCGCGAAGAGCTGGACGAGTGCCTAATGGCGGGCATGCGACCGGCGCGCGGTATCGGTGAAACTGAATTCATCTTCGATCACCCGAACGGTGACGAGCTGGTCTGCTATCTAGAAATAGACTGGGGCGACGAAACGGAACCGGCGCGCGCCACACTGGTCAACGCCTATCTGGGCGCGGTGGACGTGCAGGGGTTGCTGCCGCTGCCCATAATCGACCGGATCGAAAGCGAGGCGCTGCATGACCCTAGCTGAATTTTGCGCGCTGCCGCGCACTATGGCAGAGATCGAGAATGAGGGTTTCACGCGGCATCAGGTCTACGGCGCGGTCAAACGCGGCGAGCTGGTCAACCAAAACCGTAAGGACGCATGGGGGCGCATTAGGCGCGGCGCTGGCCTGTTTACGGTGGCCGCGCCAGCGCCGGTATATGACGCGGGCGCGCTGGTGGACGCATGGCGATGATTCTCGCGGCCATTTTGGCCGCTATACTTGCCGTGCTGCTGAATTTGTAGCAGTTGCCTAAACTTAACAGCCCGCCTTGTGCGGGCTTTTTTTATGCCTCGACCATATCGCGCAATTCTGATTTACTGGCCTTGGCCAGATCGGGCGCGCAGTAAATGTGCTTTTTGGTACTGTGCAGGCGCGAGGCGACGCGGCCACAATCGACCCAATTGGCCTCTTTGAGGGCATGCAATAACGCGGCCTGCACGATTTTGACCCCGCTGGGGGCGTACCCTTGCAGGCGATCGCACAGGGCATGGAAAGGCGACGCGATGACACCGCGCGAGAATTCACCAACACGACGGCGCATCTGGTCAACAAGGAACGACTCAGCGGTGCTCATGCCGTGCTCGACCATGATCAGCTTGGCTTCTGTCATTGGCGGCGGCGCGTTGGGGTTCCAATCGGAC